AAGAGAAATCGTATGTGGGTGGGCAGATTGTTTTGGCGGCGAAGGGGACAAAGGTGTATAGGCGTGTATCGCGAAAATCGCTATACACATACAGTTCTATGGTATAACGCCAAATAATTTGCGAGGAGATATGCTGTACCACTCATGTGTATAGTACATAACTGTACAAAATTTGCGAGGGGATAGACTGTACGACAAGCCACCCGTCTCGACGGCGGCCGGGTCCCCTCCCCCGGGTGGCGATCGACCGAGCGTTGCCACCCAATGGCCGCCACGCATACATGACCGCTTCGCCGCTACCACACTACCCGGACTCATTCCCACGCATCACCGGCCCGCGCATGGCACATCCAGAGTCTAGTCGCGCATACCCGCTATGCGTAATTAGGACTACACACATGGGGGGATAGGTGGCATATTCCCATTGTCACTTGATGACGAAGAAGGAACATCACCATGACTACAATCACCATCACCCTCGAGAACCCAATCTACAATCTGGGACGCAATGCGGAATACGGCACAATCTCGGTTGACTTGAATCGGTTGCCGCAAAACGCACTAGTCTATCTGTTCGACTATGGTTTGCGCCAGGTGTTGAATGACAGCATCGCAACCAAAGAGGACAAGGATGGCAACAAGCTAGACGTTGCTGCTAAGGCGCGCGCCAAGCTTGACGCACTATACAATGGCAGCATTCGTACGCGCGGTGAAGCCATCGCATCTGATCCATACGAGGTGGAAGCCTTCAAGGAAATGAAGCGTCATCTGACCACGCTACTAACCAAGCAGGGTCATATGCGCGACATTCCCAAAGGCACGAAGAACCGCTTCGAATATGCTGTGGTTCGTATGTTGTCCAAGTCGGGCAAGCCGGAAATGACCGAACGGGAATACCTGTTGTATCACTTGGCCAACACAAAGATTGGTCAGGTAATCAAAGCACAGGCCATTGCCGCCGTCGATCTTCGCCGCGAATTGGCGGCCGAGGAAGCTGACGGTGATGATACCCTGTTCGCACCAATCGACGCGGAAGACGGTGATGACGATGAAACTAAGTGATAGCGAACTAGCCTTGTTCGCCGAGTTGCTTGACGAAGTGGTGGGCCAAGAGGCCCACCTGCTTCGTGATCGCATCGAAGCGCACTTGTACCTTAAGGGCTTCTATCACGAACCGGAACTAACGCGGGACGAAGCGACCGGACGCTGGATAGCCCGCGATGGTCTGTATGATGGCTATGGAGCATCGCCGATGGAAGCTATACATGAACTACGCAGGAATATGGGCAAATGAAACCCTCACAATCCGCAATAGCGATAAGCACTGGTATGGAACGCGCAATCGAATTGTACGGTGATCGCATCTGGGAAGCCATATGCGATCACTTTCCGCCGGACCAAATGTTTACAGCTGAGGAATGTGTACCGCTGATAGAAGCCATCGTTGGCAAAATAAGCCGGCGATATGCGCATGAACTAGCACGAGGCACATTACTAACAGTACTAGACCAAGGCAATGGCGCGGTTGTGCGCCACGGCCGTATGCGATGGAGCGTATAATGACCAATACCGAGAAATACCACTATTGGCGCCGCAACTACGAACGCATGGAACAACAATTTCTGTGCGGCCACATATCGGCCGACGAATTGGACCGATTGGACGGGAACATGTTAGAGCGGCTAGGAATGGACAAATGGACGCAAGAGGAATGGCAATGGAAACAAGCTGGATGGGATGGAGGGGGGCAATAGCCCCCTTTCTCTGCCCGATCCGCTCAATTTTAGACAAATTGGACCCAATTCGCAGGTGATGTTCCGTTTTCGTTCACGAGCAAATGGCCTTCCAGCCACCCCGCAACACCTCTACCCCGCAACCAGGCTAAAACTCGTCCAGTCTACCCCACAACAGTGGGCTTGAAATTTAGACGTTCATGTCCCGTTCCTCGAAACTACGCCATCAATTCTGTGAATAGGAGCCTGTGAGACCTATTTCCCTGTAAGACCCGGATTAGGTTTCTGCACTGGCCTGTCGTCCTAGCATCGAGTTTCGGGGGTAAAAATTCGATCAACACTCTAACTACACTATTCTTATGTAAAAATTTTTTTTTTTTTTAAACTTCTTTTTTGGGGCGGGATGGTGGGTGCCTGATCGACGAAAAACTACCCCGAAACCTAACGCACGGACCACAGTAATGCACAGCCTCCTGATCGGGTCTTACAGTAGTTCTTGACACGTTAGGCACCAAATGTTACCTTTTCTTGCCTAGACCACATATAGGCGCATTCACTCCTCACCCCAAAGGACCGAACAATGCCTGCTAAAAGACAAGACCCCTCCATCCGTTTCGCAGACATAACGAAGATATGGGAGGCCGCGTTAAGCGATGGTGGCACGCTCTTTGATACCACGAGCGACAACGAAACCATCGCTGTTATCTATCGGCTCAATCAATACCGAAAGATTATCCGCGAGCAAGACCCTGTTGGATGGACAGAGATGGATCGCTTTGTTGTGCGGCGCGGCCGATTCTGTGTAGAGATTGTGCCGCGATACATTCCCGATTTTGCTGCACGGTTACGAAAGCTTGACGGGACACCGAGTACATTGACCAAAGTAAATCGTAAATCCACTCCAGATGAGATGAGAGAACTAGCTAAGAAATTAGTCGATCTCAGCGATGATGACGGTCCAGTTGTACTCGACAATAAATGGGAACAGGAAGTTGCAAAAGAAGTAGCAGAAAACCGTAAGCGACGGAACTTCTAACCCAGCACACAATCGATCGCAACAGTTCTTTTGGCCGTGCGCATAATCTCATTGACATATGCGCATGGCCGTATTATAATGGTCGCCTAACCCGAGAAAGGAACCCGCCCCCATGAACGAAGCCCCTCGCATTTGGATCGACGGAGACGACTACATGCTCTCTTTCCCCAACAGTCACACAGTGCGACTGCCTATCGCCAAGTCGCACAAACTATTACCCGACATCCTACGAGCCCGGCTCCGCAACGAACTGCGCATAGCCCAGAAAGGCGCCCCGGTTCAGCACACAATCGATCGCCACCGCGAACTTGCACAGATCGAAGCGCATCCCACAACCGTCGATCTCCACGCACTCGGCCTCCTTTAATCCCAGGACCCACGCCATGACCACCACCACCGCTTACTACAGGACAAGCGCTATGAACCGCTCCACCATCCTATCTACCTATCGCGTCGAGAATAACATAATCTGTAGCCCCGGCAAATTCGCGGGTAATCCCATCTATGCACCCTATTTCTGGGAAATGGTTCTAGAAGGTGCAGGTGAGGACATAGACGGCGACTACTTCATCGAACTTTGCAGCGAAGATCGCGCCATGTTTCCAGAACTAGGCGAGGCGACCAACATTGTCATCTGGGAAGATGACCAGGGTTTCATTTGTTGCGAAGCCGGCAATGGAACAGTGCCATGCTAAGCTATCGCCATGATCCCCTCCTCTTAGGAGTCCCCTCGATGCCCGATCCCGTCCCCCTCCACCGAACCACACTTAGCCGCCCGGACCTAGCGCAGCTAATCCACCTGGTACACGAGAAAATTGCTAAGTTTAAGCCACACACAAACGAAAGTGAGGAGATGTTCGAGTTTCGCATCAAGAATTGGCGGGACCTCCTCATCAAGCTGCAGGCCGTTTTCGAGGAGCAAGGGCGATGACCCCCGACTGGCACACAACCCTCGAGGGCCGCGAGGCCCTCTCCCTTCGCATGGGAACTATGCTAGTTCCCATTTTGCGCCTCTCCACTGGTCGATACGCCGTCTTCAATCACGCATATGAGCTATGTGGCATCATCGACACCCTCAGCGAATGGCCACCCTCATGCTGGCACCCAGCAGCTAAGGTAGAGATAGCACCACTCAGTCCCTCCATCAACCTCCACGACCTCGGACTCCTCTAACACAAGGAACCGCCACCATGCTTTGGCTCAGTCCTACCCGCCAATCTCCTAGCCGTATACGAGACGCACTAGGCTTCATACCTACCTTCCTGTCCGAGGATGACCCTCGTACGGCTCGTGAACAGATCCACGCGAACTATGGGCATGGAGGGGGATGGATACCCGCGAAAAACTTTCGTCTCGACCAAGAGACTATGACCCTCACCTATCCTGGCGATCCGCCCCTCAAGCCCGTCGCGACCTCCATGCTTCGAGACGAGATGATCCTAGTTTATCCGTATGCCTGGGTGGTCATCGTCCAGCCCAGCGGAGACTATGAAGTGTCACGGTGCGACTGACCCCCACAGAAGGAACCCCACGATGGCAATAAGACTGTACGCAAAAGATATTGCCGACATTATGTCTGCTACGGCTTCTCTATCTACGATAGATGATGTGAAACGTGAGCTGTGGTTAGCTAGTCAGAGCAACCGTTTATGGCTCTTGTGGAGAAGAATGCACATTGAGGCAGTTAATCGACAAACGTCTATAGAGAAAATGTTATCTGTTCCAGAAAAGGAAGAAGAACTTTCGGTCGATCAGCTTAGTCATATAGATCGTATACGAAAGACTATACCTGTACATACTAAGCACTTTGAGGACAAATATCCTGATGGTGATGGAGGTATAGCAGTAGATATAATGACACAGGCCACAAGAAAGAGCAATGAAGAATATAAAGAGGTACTTCGTTATGCAGCACATTGTGGATGTATGTTTACTGGATCATGGCGCTTTCGTCCGGCTGGAGTATTCCTCTCGATAAGGGACTTTGTTACGGACTCTAGAATGCCAGAGATAGCAAAGCTAGAGAATTTGCCCCACGAACAAAGAAACCTGATTCTAGTATATCTTGACGATCTCGTAGTTTGGTATGCTAAAGAGAAACGCAAGGCCCGCAAAACTCATGAGGAATCAGTATGATGCACACTCCCACCCTCGAACAAGTCGAGATCATCTCAGCTGCGCGGTCTACCCTCGATAATCTTCTAGTCAACGCACTAGCGGGCGCAGCTAAGACCACCACTCTCGAGATGGTATGTCGCGAACTCACTACCATCCCAATCCTCTCCTTGGCTTTCAATAAGCGTATTGCCGTTGAGATGGAAAAGCGCCTACCATCCCACGTCAAGTCCCAAACACTCAACAGTCTAGGTCACGGTGTGTGGTCAAAGGTCTGTGGCAAGCGACTCTCCATAGACACACGCAAAAGCCACACAATCCTCGCAGCAGAGATTAAGAAGCTCCCACGGCGCGAACAAGAGGCGGCCTGGGAAGCAATGGGTGACACGCTCCAATGGTTGCGAATCGCCAAACGCGATGGTTACATACCTGAGGGTTGGCGAAGTATGTCCCGCTTCAATGCTGGCTCAATGAAGGAATGGCTCGCTCCTTTCCCGGAGGAACCTACCGACCAGCAGTGCAATCTAATCGAGAACACGCTGTCTGTGTCCATTCATGCCGCCTACGAGGGCGGCATGGATTTTGACGACCAGATCTACATGCCCGTCTGCTTTGGCGCGGCTTGGCCCCAATATCCCCTAGTAATGATAGATGAGTTTCAAGACCTCAATGCCCTCCAACATGAAATGCTCGCTAATCTTGCAACCAGGCGGCTTATCGGCGTGGGCGATCCTTGGCAGTCTATTTACGGATTTAGGGGAGCAGTTCAAGGAGGGATGGCAGCCGCCGCGGATCGATGGAACATGCGGCAACTCACCCTTTCGACTACCTTTAGAGTTCCACGTCTGGGCGTCGAGCGAGCGTGGTTTCGAGTACCACATATGCGCTGGCGAGAAGGTGCTCCTGACGGGCACATCGAAACGCTCGAAACATGGGACGATACTGACGTTCCAGATGGTTCCGCGATTATATGCCGCACTAACGCTCCACTTTTCCATGCAGGCTTACGGCTATTGGCTAGAGGCCGACACGTCAAATTCGTAGGCATGGATATAGGAGCGGGCTTACTGCGCATTATGAAGAAGTTAGGCCCGCTCGAGATGAACCACCAACAAATGCTGGCGGCCATTGCTAGGTGGCAAAGCGAGGCCCTCATGACAGCTAAGCGGGAGGAAACGGTTTATGAGCGGGCCGAGTGCCTTCAAGTCCTGGTCACCCCACAATTTGATGGATGGACCCTTCGCTCGGCTATCAATCGCGCTGAGGATCTATTCAAGAGGGACGGGCCAATCCAGCTTATGTCTGGTCACAAGGCGAAGGGACTAGAATTTGAGACCGTGTTCCACCTAGATCCCTGGCGCGTGCCCACTCGCTGGGCACGCGAAGGCACGGAGGAGTGGGAACAAGAATTGAATACTCGATATGTGATCGAGACTCGGTTCAAAGAGAACCTCTATCTGGTGAACAGTGATGGATGGGTTTAGAGCGATCGTCCATTTCCTTGGAAGCCTGGTGGTGTGTGCCCTATTAACCCACATTGGCCCGCTTTGGCTTGCAGGACTAGGAACCGTAGTAGCGATGATGGCAGCTACCCACCAAAAACACCGTCTAATGCGTACAGTATGTACGAATTGGGGTTGACGCACCCATGCATATGGTCCATATTAACGATGCCCCACATGGGCTTAACCAAAGGAGATCGCCACAGTGGCACAGCTTACTATCAAAGGTCAGATTTTCGACATCAACGATGATCCCCGGATCACAGTTGGCACGCCCCTCGACGAGGGAATGGTTGCCTCCCTCCAGCAAACGAGGCGGGAGAACATCCGAAACAACCTGTCCAAGAAGGTCGAAGATTCTCTTGGGGACAACGAGGACCTGTCGGTCGAGGAACACTCCCGATTGCAGGGACTGGTCAACGAGTATGCGGAAAACTACAAATTCGGTGCGCGACAGGCCGGAACACCACGGGTTGTTGATCCGGTTGAGCGGGAAGCGCGGCGGGAAGTGGCTGAGGTTATTAAGGCTGCGTACTACCGTCGTCATGGCGATCGGCTCAAGGGAGATGCGCTCGCTGATGCTGTGGATCAACTCATGGAGTCAAAGGGTGCGCAGTTCCGCGAACGAGCCAAACAGCGTATCCAGGAACGTGATGCTGCTGGCGAGGATGTCCTTGCGGCTACGGGCCTCGCTGCCTAACCTACCCCGCAGAAGTAACTCGATAGACCCCCTTATGGGGGTCTACTTGCTCAGGGTCGGATATGATGGGTAGAGGCCGGCCCAAGTTGGGCGCTCCCACCACTAGCGATCTACCCGATCTCCTCGTGCTGTGGAACCGTGCCGTGACTTCGTCACATGGTATAGTTATTGAAAGTGAGCGACCCAACTCCCTTCTCCAGAAACTCTATGCGGCTAGGCGCCAGGTAGGTGGTTTCCATGATCTCCACCTAGTGGAAACCGATACTGCTGTGTGGATAATAAAGAGGAACCCATGACGAGACTATACGGACTTCCACCGCTCTTTGCTACAGAATACGCAGTGCTTATAATGGCACTTAAAGAGGCAGCACAACACGAGTCTCATATGAAAGACGCGATTCTTGAACTTGTGCAACTGCTGCGCGGGACTAATCTATCTGCATCAAGAGAGATCAAAGATGAAGAGCGCTGAAAAACTCACAAGACATCAAATCCTCCTCTATGAGGGGGATTTTGACAAACTGAATGACATCTATCGTCGTCGCCGGGCTACCGAGGTCGTCCGTCTACTAGTTAGGCGACACCTGAATGAGATCGAGGCGCGCTACCAGAACCGTTTCAACACGCAAAAGCTCGAAGTAGAGGAGATGGTAGGCGATGTCTGACCAACCAAAGAAAGAGCAAGAGACCATATCCGAATTGTTTGCCCGCGACCCATTCAGCTACTCAAAGCAAGACATTGAGCGTATTGTGCAGCACTACCGCGAAGCAAGAAGGAACTTCAATGTTACCGGGAAGGGAGTGAAAGAGAAGAAGGCAGAAGTAGATTTGAAGGACCTGGGTTTGCTATGAACCGCTATCGCCGGCCGCCTCCAGAGCCATACGTACCAGGCAACCACAAGATAACAGCTGCGCGGCTCGCTTTCGCCAAGAAGCTCCGAGCGGAAGGACTGACTAATAAGGAAATTGGCGAACGCATGAATCTCTCAAGGGAGACAATAAGACAATGGCTAGCACCGAAGAAGTAACCGAGAACGCCTTTCATCCAGATGGAAGACAGGTCTATTGGAATCACTCATCACTTGCACCAGCCAAGGCGTGTCCCCGAAAATACTACTACACTGTGATAGAGGGATGGCGGGCCAAGTCATCCTCCGATGACATCACCTTCGGGGCGCACTATGCCACAGCTCTCGAAATGTACCACAAGTGGCGCGCCCAGGGAGCATCCCATCAGGATGCGACCGAGAATGTGGTGTTTGCTACCTTAGCCGATACAGTAGAGTGGAAAAGTGAGCACAACATCAAGGGGCGAGAAACCCTGATCCGCTCGATCGTGTGGTACCTAGACCAGTACGAGAATGACCCATGCGAAACTGTGATCCTATCGAGTGGGAAGCCGGCCGTCGAGGTCACATTCGAGTTCCAGCTTGACAGTGAAATAGTTCTGTGTGGCCACCTAGACCGAATCGTCCGCTACGGCAACGACTACTATGTACAGGATCAGAAGACTACTGGCGCCTCGTTGGGCGGATACTACTTCAAACGATATTCGCCCGACGACCAGATGTCGCTCTATACGATCGCCGCACAAGTGGTTTGGAAGCAACCAGTCAAAGGGGTTATGATAGATGCTGCCCAAATCGCTGTCGGGTTTACTCGGTTCGAGCGAGGGTTCACGTTTCGCACCGAGGCCCAGAACGAGAAATGGCTTACCGACGCCCGCTACTGGATACAGCGCACTTGGGAGGCCGGCGAAGCTGGATGGCCCCTCAACGATGCCGCCTGTATGATGTATGGAGGGTGTCCATTCCGCGAAGTTTGCTCCAAGGACCCATCCGTTCAGCGGCAATACCTGGAAACCCTCTTTGAGCGCAAGCCCACTAACCCACTGCGGAGGTAGTTGTGGCCAAGGTCGTCCAGTTTCAGTACATAAACGAACGCGAGGCGTGGCTACTCGATGATGAGGGAGACATCTGGTGTCGAACAATATTCGACGATGGTAAAGAGGTATGGCACATATTGGCCCTGCCAGTAGGACTAGATCCAGATAGGGATGACGGTGATGTCTGACGGACACAACATACCAAACGTGTGCTCTATTTGCATGAAAAACTACTCAGGCGACAACTATAATGCTTGGCCAGTCAATGATGGTCAATGTTGCAGCCGGTGCAGATCTACCGTTGTCCGAATAGCTAGAATACATCGTTTAATAGAGGAGCTAGAGTATGCCAAGCGCTAAGGACCATAAATCCTCCATCTTCGTCAAACTTCTCTACATAGGAGACAGCGGCACAGGAAAAACTACCAGTCTTGCCTCGCTTGTTGCGGCTGGCTACCATCTGCGCGTCCTCGATTTTGACAACCTTCTCGATCCGCTGGTCCATCAGGCCCGGCACAACCATTCCGACCTGGACCAAATCCAGTACCAAACCTTTCGCGACCAGATGAAAACCACGCCCAATGGCCCGATTATCGATGGAGTGCCTACCGCATACATTGGCTCCATGAAAGCGATAGATCGATGGGAGGATGGATCGGTTCCAGCGGAATGGGGTGCGAAGCATATCCTCGTAATCGACTCGTTCACAACGATGGCTCGTGCAGCGTATTGGTGGGCCAAAGGGTTGATGGGCGCAGCTACCTTCGCAGAGGGCGTACCGATGAAAGGAGTTCGCCCCGAGCAATTCTACCACACCGCACAACAGGCCCTGATGAATACGATCGCCTATGTCACTGCGGAGTCCTTCGCAACTAACGTAATCGTGGTGGCTCATGTCAAATACATAGAGCGAGACGGGATCACTAAGGGCTTCCCTGTTGCCGTAGGCAATGCCATATCCCCGGAGATACCTAGCTATTTCCCCTCCGTCGCACTGGCTACCAAGAGCGGGGGGAAGCGGACCATTCGAACTCGATCGACCAATATGATCGACCTCAAGAATCCGAGATCGTTCGATATGGCTGAGGAGTTCGATATGGAGGATGGTCTGGCCCGTTTCTTCAAAACGGTCCTGGGCACTAAATAACTGGCAATGAAAGGAGAATGTGCAGATACACACAAATACTGCTTGCAAAACGTACCGAATTGATGTAAGATAACGAACACTACTCAGACCAACCCATCAAAGGAACGATATAGATGCCTAACCTTCATGAACTCATCGAGCAAGAAGCCCGCACCAACCTTGAGAATATCAAAGAAGTACCACCACTCCCGGTCGGTTCATACCTCGCACAAGTGGTCGGGCCGCACGAGAACATCACTTCGTCTCGGAAACAAACTGCGGGCATCCAATTCACAATCCGGCTGATCTCAGCGGGCGAAGATGTTGATCGCGGTTCCCTCGACAATTTCCTTACCGCGTCGAACCAATCCCTCCATGACATCACGATCAAGCACACCATTTGGGAATCGCCCTACGCAATGCAAACGCTCAAAGCGTTACTTATGCAAACCCTCGAGCTTCAGGGAAATCTGAAGGAGGCCCTATCGCAAGTGCCCGGTCGCCAGATGATCGTTAACATCACGCACCGCCCGATCCAGTCGGATGACGGGACGATGCGCCTGATGGCACAGATCGGTTCGACGGCCCGCGCAAACTAGAAAAGGAGGAGGAGGGCGAAAGCCCTCCTACCGCAAAGGAGGTTTGCCACTGCCAGTAGTGGAGTCTAGAGTATGACATCCGGTGTCTTTCACAGTTTCCCTCTTAATGAAATATATATTGATCGTCCAGGTCGCCAAAGGAAAACTATAGATGAGGACTATATAAAAGAATTGTCTATCTCTCTAGAGGAAAATGGACTAATACATCCTATAGTCATAACAAGAGAAGGACGTTTAGTAGCTGGTGAATGCAGGACTCTTGCTGCTAAGAAACTTGGCTGGGATAATATAGCAGTTCAGTACCAAGATGAATTGTCTGAACAAGTTCTATATCAGATAGAGCTCGAAGAAAATATAAAGCGCCGCAATCTAGATTGGCAAGATAGAGCATCCTCTATTTATGCTCTCCATGAGATATATAAACAAGGGAAGCCAGAATGGACTAATGAGGATACCGCCAAAAAAATTGGTCAATCTACTAGTACTGTCAGAGAGCATATTGTAGTCTATGAGGAAATGCAACACGATCCAGAGATACGTCAGGCATCAGTCTTCTCTAAAGCCAAGAACACAGCTATTAGAAAGGTAGAAAGACGAGTACAAGATGCGCTTATGTACACATCGCGAAAATCGCGGGATACACCCCAGTCTCCCATCCAAGTAGCCGACTTCCACGACTGGGCACCAGCTTACATCGGCCCCAAGTTCAACATCCTCCATTGCGACTTCCCTTATGGCATAAACGCAGACAATCACCAAGGCCAAAACTCGCAGCAACACGCCGAATACGATGATAACCCAGACATCTACTGGTCCCTGCTTGGCACCCTCGCAACCCACCTCGACCGCTTTTGCGCCGATTCCGCCCACATATTCTTCTGGTTTTCTCCCAAACACTGGTGCAAGACATGGGAATACCTCCACGAGCTAAGCGATTTCGAGTTCGATCCCTACCCGCTTGTGTGGCAACGAGGTGAAAATGGCGGCATTGCACCCGATACTGCGCGCCGCCCTCGACGGATTTACGAGACGGCGTTCTTCGGCTGGAGAAACGATCGAAAGATCATCCAAACAAAAGCCAACTCCATCATTGCCCCCGTCGAGCGAGGCATCGGCCACCATCCCCACGAAAAGTCTGAAATTGCCCTCCGCCACTTCTTCGAGATGTGCGTCGATGCACACACCCGACTCCTCGACCCAACATGTGGAAGCGGTAGTGCCCTCCGAGCAGCCAAAAGTCTCGGAGCCAACACAGTCCTCGGAATCGAGTCAAACCCCCAATACGCCGCTGATGCCCGACAAGCCCTCAGATAGGGTAGTGGCAACCTATGATGGTAACGAGATCGTCCTAAACATATACCAGAACGACACCCGAACTATGACTGTCATGTCTCCTCGACAAGCAATCTACCTAGCACACACTCTTTTGGGGTGTGCGCTTCGCACGAGAGTGCTATGACCACCCGAATGGTACTTCTCGGAGAGGCCTGGGGAAGTAATGAAGCAGAGGCCAAAGCACCATTTGTCGGCGCCAGCGGTTCTCTCCTCAATAAGCTATGTACAGAGGCTGGCATCGTCTCGCCAAGCGCAGGGGCGGCGTTAGGGAAAGCGCTGTGGTCGCGCAACTATGCTCTTCGCGATAAGATCTTTGCGAGTGAAGGTGTATACCTGACAAATGTATTAAATTTTCAGCCGCCCGGCAACCGCATAGAGGATCTGTGCGGGCCAAAGCACGATGGGCTGCCGCCCATCAGGGCCGGCAAATACCTCCGCGCCGAGTTCTATCCCGAACTGGAGCGGCTTCGATCAGAACTAGCCACTCTGCGCCCAAACATAGTAGTCGGCCTCGGGGCCACTGCATTGTGGTTCGCTACAGGTGCGGGCCAGATCACTAAGAAACGCGGCACGATAACCGCAACTGAGCACGGCAAATTTATAGCCACTTTTCACCCAGCGTATCTGATGCGTGGTGCCTGGAACATGCGGGCCATCGTTATCAGTGATTTAATGAAAGCACAGCGGGAATCCGCTACCCCAGAGGTTAAACGGCCTGAACGAACCATATACATTCCCGAGATGGTCGAAGACATAGCGGACGCCGCATCCGAGATTGCTCAATCCGCGTTGGTGGCGATTGATATTGAGACTGCCAAAGGGCAAATAACCTGTATCGGTTTTTCATGGACACCGGAGAAGTCTCTCGTTATCCCAATATGGGATACAACCAAGGGCGATTGCTCTTACTGGAGTGAGACTGATGAGTGCCTTGCTTGGCGATGGATACAACGCATCTGCGGATTGCCGATGCCTAAAGTGTTTCAGAACGGTTTATACGATCTCCACTACCTGTGGAGAGGATACGGAATTACAGTTGCAAATTGCTTGCATGACACGATGTTACTCCATCACGCCCTCCAACCTGAAGTGCAGAAAAGCCTTGGCTTTCTTGGTAGTCTGTACAGCGATGAACCCGCCTGGAAACAGATGCGATCCAGAACCACTCTAAAGAGAGAGGATGAATAGAATGATCTACGAAGTCTCGATAAAGGCACCTGCGATCAATGAATTGGTCGTGACCGAGGCAGATAGTCCCGAGCAGGCCAGGGAGCGTGCTATCTATTCCGCGCTTGAACGACAGTTTGAGGCCGCAACTGTCACAGTCGAGGAACAAAGATAATGGTGGCCTACCGCCGCGTAATCATTGAGTCGCCGTACCGTGCCTCTACTCCCCATATGGCAAAGCGCAATGTCGCCTACATGATTAAAGTTTTGCAGGACTCGATAAACCGTGGCGAGGCCCCGTTTCTGTCACACCTAATGTATACTGGCGCGCTCGATGACAGTATCCCGCTCGACCGACAGCTGGGCATCGACCTTGGTTATGCCTGGTGGAGCAGTGCGGAGGCTATAGTCTTTTATACAGACTATGGGTGGACAATAGGAATGGTGGACGCAAAGCTGCGCGCCGAGCAACACAGGATGGTTATCGAGGAGAGATACATTGCGCAAAATATCAACAAAAGACCTGAACTCGAACTCCCTGAGTCACAATGAGGCATTGTGGGTATACAACGGCCTAGACACCTGTGTGACTCACGAGGTCCTTACTGCTCTGGAACAGCAGCTTAGACCAACCACTGCTGCGACATATCGTTTTAGCCGCGATCTCCAGGGACCAATCCTTGAGATGAATACCCGCGGGCTGCTCGTAGACCTCTACCGACGCGATGATGTCCTCGCGCAGTATCGCACAGAGATAGTTCGCCTCGAAGAACAGCTAGATGACATCGTGCGGGATGGCATCGGACTCGAAGAATGGGTAGCCACCAGTTCCTGGCGGTCCAATAAACAGATGTGCATCCTCCTCTATGATCGCCTTGGCCTACCTACGCAATGGAAGCGCACACCAGGCGGCGAACGCTCCCGCACCGCCGACCGAGACGCACTTGAACGCCTCGAGCACTACTTGATGGCCGAGCCTGTCGTAAAACACATATTTGCCCTCCGAGATCTCGGCAAGAAAGTATCATTCCTGTCCACAGCCATTGACCTCGATGGCCGCCTCCGAACTTCTTTTAATATAGCAGGGACCACAACCGGCCGGCTTGCCTCCAGCTATTCCGATTTTGGCACTGGAACCAATCTTCAGAACGTAGAGAACCTTCTCCGATCGGTGTTTGTTGCCGATCCCGGTATGAAGTTTTGTAATATCGATCTTGAGCAGGGGGACTCGCGTGGTGTCGGCGCTATCCACTGGCAACTGTTCCGCGATGGTCGCTACCTTGATGCTTGTGAGTCAGGTGACTTGCACACCACTGTTGCCCGAGGAGCATTCCGCCATCTTCCTTGGACAGGGGACGCCAAAAAAGACCGTGAGGTGGCGAATGGTTCTTTCTACCGATCCTTCTCGTACCGTGATGCGGCAAAGCGGTTGGGCCACGGCACCAATTACCAGGGACAGGCAGACAAGATGTCCCGAGCTACCCACATTCCCCTGAACCACATCAAAGATTTTCAGACCAATTATCTGGCCGAGTTCTCATCTTTCCCTCAGTGGTGGCGATGGGTCGCCGAATCACTTCGTGACACTCGCCAAATAACAACATTGCTTGGTCGGCAGCGGGTTTTCTTCGGCGACTATAAAGACCCTGAAACTATTAGGCAAGCAGTTGCTTACGAACCACAATCAATAACAGCGGACACAATCGATCGAGGCCTCCTAGCATTGTGGCGGGCCAATCGCATTCAGCTTCTGTTGCAAGTACACGACTCCGTTTTGTTTCAGTTCCCCGAAGAGCAAGAAGATGATATAGTTCCTTGGGCACTTTCTTGCATACAGCAGGTTATCCACCTTAAAGGCGACCGTAATTTCTGTATTCCTGGAGATGCGAAAGTAGGTTGGAACTGGTCCGACTCTCCCGCGGACCCAAATGCGTTGAGAAAATACAACGATCCCTCACGTCCGAGGTATCGTACTAGGTAGGAAACCGCTTTATGCGCGCTACCAATGTATCTCCTTTCATAATGCCCGATAGAAAGTTGGCGTCATGGATAGCAGGGTTTCTAGAATATACAGAAGGCATCCAGTCACCCATCATCCATCGACGATGGGCCGCTGTAACAACTGTTGCTGGCGCAATGGAGCGCAAAGTATGGCTTCGGTCCCAAGGCGAGAATATCTACCCAAACGTTTACGTATTTCTGGTAGGACCGCCAGGGACTGGCAAGACACGAGCCTTGATGGCATGTTGGCGGTTATGGAACACCCTCGAAGGGTATCATGTAGCTGAAATATCCTTAACCAAAGCAGCCCTAATCGATCGTCTAGCGGCAGCCAAACGCACCATTTATACAGGGCCGATCGAGGATTATAACGCCCTCCTGATCGCGGCCCCAGAGTTAGGCGCCCTCTTGCCTACCTACGACAGCGACTTCATGAATACGCTTACCCATCTGTATGATGGCCATCTTTATACAGAGAGACGGCGATCTGCGAAGGAGGAGTTTGCCCCCATCTTACGGCCGAACATCAATCTCGCTGCATGTACCACCCCAGGCTTCCTAACCTCTGCAATGCCCGCTTCTGCCTGGAACGAAGGCTTCTTGTCCCGCGTCTGCATAGCCTACTCCGGTGAGATAAGTGTCAAACCATTCGATCTAGGAGAGACCGCCACTCATTCGGATGTTCCCCTCCACGATGCCCTTGTCCACGATCTGCACAAGATCTCAGAGCGTGTCGGCAAGGTAGGCTGGACAGAGCGTGCTATTCGTCTGGCCGAGGACTACAACAAACGGGAGTTCGATCTATGGACTGAGCAAGGTATTCCCCTCTTACCAAAGCCGACGCATCCCCGCTTAATGCACTACACCACTCGCCGCCCTGTCCATTTCCTCAAACTATGTATGATCTGTGCTGTCGATCGCGGTGCCGAGAACATCGATGTTCTTGACGTGATGTCAGCGCTCGATCTGATGTTGGAACTGGAAAAGGCAATGCCTGACGTATTTACCGCAATGACCTCTGGGGGCGATTCCCAGGTCATAACTGACACCCTTCATTGGGTAATGACTGAAAACGTGCGTGCCAAAGACGAGGGAGTTCCCATGCACCTAGTCCATGAATACCTGGCGGTGCGAGCACCAGCTACTCATGTGACCCGCATCTTCGAGCTAATGGTTAAGGCGAAGATGATCCGGGTTATCGAGGTGCCAGGTGGGTATGTCGTGAAGACCAAACCCAGCTAACGGTGACCTGTCTCGAGGACTCTCTTGCGGAGATCAAGTCCTCGCTGAATGAGATCATTATCCGTTCTAACGCTCTTTGCCATGACCTGCCCCGCCGCTGCCTCGCGCATTGAGTCTATTATAGCTGTGATGTTTTCTATCTGTGCGCCAGGCAGCATTGTACGAAACTGAGGAGTTACGATTCCGTCAAGTAGTTTCTTAGCCATGCGTCCACTCAGCGCCACATAATCATCATATTGCTTCTCGGTCAGATCAACGCCATTGATTTGGCGACGCGGCTGATCAACATTTATCCCGAGATCGAGCATAGCGCGATTGACTGGATCCTCATGAGCCATCTTCATTTGCAACGGTCCCCACTCCTTTGCAGTGAATGGTTCACCCCAGCGATCTCGACGCGGCATCAAATCTTCTCGCATCCAAGGTATACGGCCCTGTACCGCTTCCCAAACCGTCCGTGTTTCTCGGTCGAGATCGTCGAGCATCCGCGCTGATTGACCAACGATACCTGGTACCACGGAACCAGCCAATCCCTTAACGAAGCTCTTTCCGTGCTGTGGGTAATCGATCAGGGCTTGTGCCAGTCCAGTCACCCCTCGCAGCGACAACTTGTCGAACAGATTGCGATAGATAGCCATAGCTCCAAGTCCCATAAATCGCTCGGCGTCGTAATCCCGGCCAAATTCATCTTTCTCTGTTACCCAAATCTTGGAGAGTGCTGCCATATCAGCGGCCACCCCAACCGTACTAGCGAATGGGTCGAAGCGCTGATAGCTGATCCACATATTTCCTACCTTAAATGAGTAGGGCTGCCACCCAGTCATACGCAAGGTCATAATTTGTTCATTATTATTTGGCCCTCCTCCACTAATCAACCCGTTGAGCGCCATATACCCAACACCGAGCGCTACCATATTACCTACAGCCATTCGCGCTATCTGAGTGTCTCGTGCTGCCGCGCCGTTGGCCCCTCGCATATTGTTCCAAACCTCTCTGGATAAGAACCCAAGAGGGCCACGTTCCGCTGCGTACTTCAATAGGTTAATAGGTGTGCGAACAAAAGGAAGGATGAATCGAGCTAATGGGTGAACATTTGCCAAATTAGATATAGCCTGTCCAAACTTACCAAGCTGATTCTGGAATGTTTGGTATTGTGCGTGCTGATACGCAGCATCTCGCATCCCGTTTGTTGGGTTTCCGCGCAGCTCCTCTATGCGCGAGGCTAGCGCATCGCCAACTAATCCTTCGTTAATAGCTGTGCGCCTCGCAAGCACATTGAGTTCTTGTTGGAAGGCTACCGCCTTAAAGAATTGATCCTCGGCGGATAGAAATCTCCCTGGTGTACGTACTATTTTCCCGACGAGACCAGGAATAGCATGGGTAGTATTCTCTAATGGATTAGTAAGTCCCAGTCGTGCATCAAGTATTGGAATGGCATTCTCATCTTTGAGCATCGCGAACATACCGCGCATACCATCGATCGATCCAGCAGATACTCCGTGCATCCGATCAATAATTTCTCCGGCTGTGACTCCCTGTTCCCTGCCAAAGGTGCGGAATATGCGACCAACTGCTGAGGCTACTGCGGTCTCCGGCACCGCGCCAAGCATAACGCCAAGATTAGTACCTGTATTCACTATGTGAGTGTGTGGCCCGGACACTAGCGCGTTGAGCCAGGCTTCGGTAAACATCTTGCTCCAGCCAGCATTGCGCATCCTCGAAACTAATTTGTTTATTGCCTCAGGCAATTCAAGCTGCGAAAGCATTCGGGCCTCTCGTCGAAGCCCTGCTAGATTATTTCCAGTATCTGTAGCAATCTGTGCATCGAGTGCTTTGATGTCTCCCTCTAACTTGAGTAAACGAAAGGCACGGAGTGCTCTACCTGCTTCAGCTGTAGCTCCCGATACTCTCTCTTGGATCATTGCGAGTCGTTGACGTGCCTCAGCGTATGCTAGAAGTGTACCTTCATCTGTGGTAGTCGCTACACGTAGAGCGAGATCGTGTACATCAGTTGCAGCTGTCCTAAGTAGTCTCCGTGCGAAGACGATCTGTTCCGCTGTCCAGGCTTGTCCAATTACCCATTTATCCAGTGTTTTAGGATCGACACCCATATCCTCTGCAAGTCGGATAGTTTCTTGGTCAGCAAGTACGCCTCGCCGCGCTTCTATAAACCCGCTATTCTCTCCCGAGGCATCTATGATTGCCTTGCTTACATCCTCCGGCGTATTCAGGTTTTCTACCCGAATATTCCCCTCATAATCTACAAGAGGTTTGTCGGCTGGGGCGAAGGCGTCACCCGTTCCCTGTGGCGTTTCGCTTTCTCTCGAAGAGACAGTTCTACCTTCGCCGAGGTTATCATCTGATCTAGCACCGACTGTTCTTCGGAAGACAGTTTTTGGGTCTTCTGTACCTCCATCAGATACGCTAGTTCCCTCTTCGCCGCGCCTTGCATCTCGTCTTCCAACCTGTATCTCCGCGCTCAGTTGTGTGCTTGCGGCTTCCCGCTCTTTCGCTATGTCGTTGGCCTTGGTCTCCGCCAGGTGAGGGGGTGTAGCGCGGGCCTGTGCCACCGGATCAGGCACCGGCTTTGGTTCTGGCGCAATAATTGGCTCATGTTCAGGAACCAGCATCCTATCGAATACGCGCCGAATGTTGTCATTAAGCTCTACATTGAGACTAGTAGCACTACGGTAGATCTCTGTGAGCCAGTTCTTGAATTGCTCGAATACCCGTGCAAGTCCGCGTGACGGGGCTGTACCCTCCATCAGGTAGCGCTCGAAGCCTCGCGCGAACTGTTCGTGGGCAGCATCAGATATGACTTCTCCCTCACGAACTCCCAGCCAATCACGAATTTCGCGTACATCATTGATCAGGGAGTCAGGTGCCCGCGCGTCCGTTGCATCTCTAACTAGGCGCTCCAGCCAATCATGACCAGTCTCGTGCATAAAGGTCGAGGCATCGGCCCGCTTAAATAGCGTGATGAGGGCACGAGCGGCTCTTGGATCGGCTGGGTCAGCTAAACGGATTTTGCCGCGGGCAGCTTGTTCGAGTTCTCCAGTCCTTGCCCGCGCTCTTGGCCCCTGTCTGATCGATGGAGCTTCTTGCTGGTAGATTTGCCAGGCACTACCCTTCTCGCCTTGAAACCGCGCCGCGTGTGTCTCATAGAGGGCCTGAACGAGCTTACCAGCAGCCTTCGCTTCGGCTTCGGGCCGTCCTACCACCATCAGTTTCTTAGCGGTGTCCGCTGCTATGCTTTGGTTGCGCTGATAGAGTTCGCGCAACTTGGCCGCGTTCTTAACGATGAGGCGATCTCGAAGCCTGTTAGCCTCCGAGAAACTTACACCAAATTCCCGTTGAATGTCTCTTGCCGATAGTTGTCCGGTGCTTGCCAGTTGCCGCTCAAGGCGGGCCTGGGCCACAGCCACCCCCGGTTTCTCGATCATTGGAAGGGCTTCAGTGCGTAGCCGCTCTACCCCCTTACGCAGGATAGCTTGGGCATCTGCCTCGGCTCGAGCCACACCCTCTGGTGTGTCTAATGTGTTAGCACGCTGGCGTGCCCCACGCAGCAGGGATCGTTCCTCTCCTGTAAGATTTAGACGAACACGCTCACCATTCATCACAACCGACACGTTGCCCGCAGCATTAATCCGATACGGGACAGGCCTCCCAGCCTCTACCTCAGTTTTCGCCGTCAGCACCGCTTCTCGCTGGGCATGGGCTGCCTTGAGCGCAGTAGCTTGTGCTTCGGCCGTTACTGCATCTGGTGCAACCACCCTCCCACTGGCCGTAGGAGTATCGACCACCACCTCGTAACCACCAGGCACGCGATTGATCGTCGTGGTTGCGCCTCGTGGCGCCACAACTTCTGGCGGCCTCGTAGCCTCTACGACATCGCGAACAGCCTGTCCTACTTGCGGCCCGGTGGTACGCAGTCCCTCATCGGCCTCTACCAGCCCCTTGCGGAGGAAGGACATAGCTGGTGTGTCTTCGTGCAGATAGTTATATAGTGCCTCTTGTGTCTCAGCTACCCGCGTCCGTTGTGCATTCGTTAGACGCGACTCTACGCCACCCACCTTTGCCAGTGTCTCATCGATGTACTGTTGTGCCGCCACCGCAGTTGGATGGTTGGTCCGCGCCTGTATCTCTTCATCGATCAGCGCCTGTACTTCTGCCTTGCGCGCAACGAAGGCATCGTGCGCAGCAAATAGATCGGGATTGAGGGTCGCAGCTGTCTCTCGGGGCGATGCTGGTATAGTAGGTTCAGGTCCACCGAATGGTCCAGTCGATACCTCGCCGCGCAACGGTATTGGCTCAGCTATAACTTCGCGCGGAGCCGTTCCGATAGTTGCGTTGGGATCAAAGCGGCCCGCCGCAGTCAAATCGGATCGGCGACTACCAAACACTCCGAGATCAGCTGCGGCATCCAGATCAAGAGGAGGGCGGATACCTAAACCGCGTGCAAACGGAGATGGTGTGCCAACTGGAATGCCGTGAGGGAATCCGGTAAAGCGCCCTCCAGGAAAGACTTCTAATGGTGCTCCAGCTAATTCTCGAGGAACTCCGGCCCCAATAGCACCTTCGACAGTACCAACAGTTACTGCTGCTGTGGCCTGATAAACATCGTATATCGCCTCCAGAATATCTTTGTGGAACATCCGCACGCGAGCATCTGTCTGGTTAAAAATACCAGCATCTTGCATCTGTTTCTTGGTTTCTGGTGACATGGCATGTTCCCATGTCCGCCTGAATCCCTCGCTAAAGTGTTTTGTGAAATCATTACTGTACCACGACTGCGGTGGTTTCAGTATCTCGTCAACGTAAGGAACCGTGTTGAGTATATCGTCTGTATACGGAACATCGGGTTCAGCCACAACTGGCTTATTCGGAACAAGCAAAGGGCTTGGAGGTGCAAGTACCGCCGCCTTAGAGATAGCTTGTCCGACGCGGGTAAATACCCCTGGTTCTTCTTGAGCATCGCTAGGAAGCTCACTCATCGCACAGGCACCGGGCTAGAGGGTGCAGGCGGACGCAACTTGCCTAACCCCGTTGCAACCAGATATGCTGTAGCCCTATCGATGGCTATCTGTGTATTTGGATCACCAAACCGCCCATCCTGGAAAGCCTTAGCTACCTCCTCCTTCTTTTTGAACTCACGTTTTGCTGGATCAGGCAATTCGTTGTTCTGTGGCAGCGAGGCATAGCCCTGCGCACCCTTACCATAGTAATCGAGCACGCTCTGTCTTCCAAGATAGTTGGGGTTGGGTTTCTCCGGCGGGCCAGGATCGAACAGTTCCATCGGATTCTTTCCGGCTTTAATCCAATCCTTGACCGTGCTATCTACATAGAATTGGTATGCCCGCTCACGCATCGGGCCACCAGGATCAGACATCACCCCAGCATCGTTCTTCAGATGTTTGAGTGGGAACAACGTGCGCTCCGCATCTTTGAGTAGCTGTGTGACATGCTTATTGACGTTAGCGGTTGTGGCGTCGTTGAGTTCTTTAAGTTTATTACTAAGGGCTGTTTTCATATCCCAGGTAATTTTCTTGTTATTGTACAGATCATCTAACTGACTCTGCTGCGTGATCTTATTCGAGTCGCCATCTTCCAGTCCCATCCTCTTGTTGGCCTCTACCATCTCGTTGGCCGCTATCGAGGGATGTGGATCAGGCTTCTCCATAGAGCGCATTATACCGATTATGTCTTTCCGCTTCTCTTGGCTTATACGAGTGTCTGCAAGCACTTCTTCTTCAGTGGGCCTGTTAGCTGCGCCCGGCGTCACCCTCTTGTAGTACTCGTTTCCTATTTCCTCGTCAGCGCGCTTCTGTGCAATATCCTTCATTCGCTCTACATGCAAGTTAGCGGTGTATTTGGCATTCTCCTCCTGCCGTATCTTCCGCACCGTGTCGTTCCACAGCTTCGGCGGTGCGTTGGCTGGAAGAACTTTGGCCGCGGCTTCCAGTCTCTGTTGGAGTCCAGGCACCTGTCCATCAGGCAATTCGTTCGGTTCTAGTGGCGGTAGGATAGGCATGTTCGAGACTTTAGGAAGCTGACCTACCGTCGGCACGACAGTGTCTACTGGTTTAGAGGTTAATCCTCGCATAATGGTCTGCGTGTCCTCGGAGGTCACTTTACCTTTCTGGCCAAGCACTACCACCTCTACTGCTTTCTTCATAACCTCCGGCTTAGATAGGTCGAGTGGTTGATCTGGGGCAAACCCGGTGTGCTTGACCGCCGCATCAACCTTGGCATCAGCTGTCTCCGGTGTTGCACTCGCCGTGGCTATTTCTCTGATAGTGAGGGGTTTTCCCGCCCCAACTGCCTGTTGCCGTAATCCTGTAGCAATAGTCTGCACGCCAGCCTCAGGTGTAGGTGGCGCTGTCTTTGGCGCTTTACGAAGTGCCTCTTTATGAAGTGCCTCTCGTACCGCAGCTATCTCGGCCTTCTGATCGCCTGAATGCAACTTCTCAGGATCAGCAGCACGCGGTGCTCGCTGTGGTCCAGCGAATAGTACGTCATTCTCTTTCGCTACTTTTTCGAGTGCCTCGTTGGCTCCTTTGAGCTTCTCCGCAGGGCCAACCCCCATAATAACGATGTTCTTCGCATTCTGTGCTTTTAGGAGAGCTATCTGTAGTGGCACATTAACGGCTATCGCCTTCTGGACAGCAGCGGCATCAGGCTCATTAGAGACACCTGTTGACCAGGCAACCGTCTTTCCCGAAATCTTATCTCTAGGAAGTTTTGGTATCAGGTCACGCAGTATTTGCGTACTGTCCCATCCAGCAACCGCTGTATCTCCTGGCCGATAACTGCCTACTTTGGTACGATCTTCCTGGCCTACAGCGACTTTGGCGCGGACCATATGTGAGCTAAGGCTATCGCCGCCCGCAGTAATCGGTTCTTCTTCTTCAGGAGCAGATGGTGCGCTTACTGGAGGCATACCAGGGACAGGAGTGGCTGGCGTCACGGGAGCCTCAGCCCCAGCACTTGCGGCTGGTTGCGCCGGGGCGGTCGAACCTCCACTTTCTATTATGGGGCCAGACGTTGGAAATCCTACACTTATTGCTGCTGTCCTTAAATTCCTGTTGTAGTCTGTCCAGTGTTGAACGCCACTGGTCGTGACAATCTGTCGTGCGACCTGACGTTGCACTTCAGGAGGAGCTGACATAGCATTCGGATATTTGTTTATATCGACACCAGCAGCTGGTGCAAAAGTCTTCCAAGTCGAATTGGTGATTTGGTAATAACCCTGCGCTGAGGACGGTCCAGTAACTGTTCCAGTCGAGGAATTATAACCGCCACCTGGACCAACAATTCCTTGAGGAATATTACGCCATCCACTCTCATGCAGTGCTGTCATGTCAAGAAAACGTTCTACAGCATTACCACTAGCTCCACCTCTTACCAAATTGGGCTGGCTCATTGTGGGAGGCCGCCCATTGGCTAGCTCGTTCACATCGTATTCGTGTGCTGCCCTCTCAGCGTGTCCCAACAGTTCGTCGTACTTATCACCCAGTTCTTTTGGGTGTGCTTTTATGAATGCTCGTCCCTCCACAGGATTACGAAGGATTGCTTTGGCAGCCCAGTCTACAGTAAACCCCTTAATGACATTAGTTTTAGCCAAGTCAATAGTTGCCTGCTCGTCTCCTCTAGCCTTACCAGCTATCTCAACTCCCGTAATTGCGTCCGTTAAGCGATTTTTAAACTCTCCAAAATCGTTATTACTGCTTGCGACCGAGGCACCGTGCGCCGCCAACTCTATTCCAGCTTTAGCTGTTTCCGCAGTATGTTTGTTGTATTGCTCATCATAGTGTCTTCCAACCGCGCCCAGCGCAATATTGCGTAAGCGCGATGTCTCCTGATCGAACATAACCAGCTGATGGGCGTTGGTCAGCTTTGACCGCTGCTCCATCCGTATGTTGTCCAGATCTTTGCGGACACCTTCACGCGCCTCCAGGGCATTCTTTCCCTGAAGCCCCATGTAGCCGACATCACCGGGACTGTTTGGATCGCCATACAGTTTCTTATTTACGAAGTCATCATAGAAATTCTTTTGCTCATCCACAACTACCTGGTCATGAAATGAGATCATACTCTCAAGGTTGGCCGATGCCTTCTCAAAGCTCGTGCCTAACCCTGACAGTGCTTGCGCGGTACCAGCGCCGAATGCCTCCGCCGGCGCCCGAATCTCTTGGTATGGCGTCAGCGATGTCGGCGATGGCTCGATGGTCGGCGCGACTGGAGTAGTGTAGCCCGCTGCTGGAAGTAGAGGCACCTAGCTAGACCTTTGATGGGAGGGTATACTTGTTCCACTTCTCTGCGAAGCTGGTTCCGCTAGTAAGCAGTGATCCAAATGCGCCAAGCATTCCCGCACTTGAGGCATCCTTCGCCTTAGCTTCCTGAAGACCAGCTTCGGCCTCGTAGTTCTGTGCACTCGTCATGTAGGATCGTGCTCGTAGCGACGCATTCTGCATTATGTTGGCTGTATCAAGCCTATAAATTTGGGCTGATCCCTCGCGAATATCTACCAGCGAAGGACTATCGACCGACAATCCCGATGCACTCTGCGAGGCCTCTATCGCACCAAGGGCGGCACGATTCTTCATATCTTGGCCCTGGGCCGCTACCTCGCCGGCCTGCTGTGAATATTCCGCATTCTGTGCTGCTATCTGCGCATTGTTGCGTGCGACTTGTGCGGTATAATTGGCAGCGGCCGCAGCTGATTTTCCTTCTTGTATTTTGCCGACAGCACCCATAATCCCGCTTACGGCAGTCATGCCAAGCATAAGTTCTGGACCCATGCTATCCTCCTATAACAAACACTAGCCGCTCACCGTTAGGGAATATCTTAGCGCCGAGCCAAACCAACCATTTAATAGAGTGGTAGTAATCTATCTCGATCTCTCCATAAATCGTGGAATATCTTTCTCGCAGCATCCATATGACATCTCTACTGTATCTAAGGAAAAGCATCCGATGTTTATCTACCAGTACAGTTCCTAGCATCCAAATGTATACCCGATTGTCGAGAAGCTGTACATGGCTCGTTCCCCACATAACAACTATCTGATTATTTACAGTGCCCACTATCGGATTAACACTGCGCATAAGAGCTTCAGTAATCACTGAGACAGGATCGCCACTATGTGACAAATTCAATATATCGCGCCGGCGCAGAAGCGGAACAATCTCTATAGCGTCATCGAGCGTTGCCCGCCGAAAGACTACATGACTTCGCCCTGTGCTATCTCGGGAATGATCGCCAACACCGTTGCTGGATACGGAGCGTCCTGTTCTATGCACACCCAGCCTCCTATCCCAAATGTTTGATCCAGCCATATACGCTGGTCGCCGCTATAAAGACCGTCTGCTCTATAGGGTGTGTACACGTTGTCATCTGTTGACGACGTTCCTTCTACCCAAAGCGTAACATTAGCGAGATCCGGGCCATACTTGAGTCCTTTAGTGTTATGCACTCTAATGGAAGCCGCAGCTATCTTCTTTCGCTTGCCTTGAATTGTACCCTCTCCAGGCGATTCGATATAAAGCGGCTGCAGCTGTGCCTGATAGCCTAGACCTACGAGCACTCGAGTCCCTGCCGTTGTCAGCGTTATCGATCCTCCTATGACCCTATATGGTTGTGACGCGACACCATCCACAACTGCCCATACATCAAGCCCTTCGAGATGATCGAGTCCACTGATTACCGATGTTGGGCTGGCAAACGTCTCTCCGAGGGCACAATCGAGTTGCCATGCGTCGGATGCGCGATCCAGGTGTTGTTGGGCCTGCCGCTCGATGCAGCGCTGACCGTTGCGCCACACCGAGAAATATACTGCGTTGACGGTGCCCTCCTGGATGGTACAGATACTCTCGACCACTCCCTGTGTGTCATGCCGCGCCCATCCAGCTACTTCTTGTGCTTTCAGATAAGTTAGTGACGCAAACTGTCCATTATCAAAAACCGTCCACACAATTTTATTTGGGCTGTCAGCATAAGCCCAATCAACGACGCGATTCGCACTGAACAGATGATTGCTCAGCACACCCAAATCGTTGCCGGCATAGATGTTGGCATAGAAGTTGTAAGTGAGATCGCGAACCGTTCCCTCGCGCTGCACATACAAAACCTCTTTGTCAATCAACGCGGGTACTATGTCGGCGGAGCCAGAGAAAGTCTGTGGTACGATCACCGCATTACTGCTGCTCACAGCTACCGGATTGCCAGCATTTGAATTGCCTCCGGTCAGCTGCATGACCCCACTATTACTGCCAATTAGGAGGCCGCCAGGCATAGATTTAAGCCAATAGATACGACTGACCTGGGTGTCGAATATCTCTATGTCGAAGGAATCGTTATCGACCGGAGGATTGGTCTTGCGGAAATCATCGGGGGCACCAGGCCGGCTGGCAATGATAGCATTGGGCCGATTGTCAGTCGATGCGTAGATCAGGCGTTGCTGAAACAACCCCACCGCACTCGGTTCAAGGCCGCTAGTCGGCCCTATCGTACCAGTCGCGGCAAAGCCCGATCCGGCGCCGGTGGCCGTCATGGTCGGAGCGGTATAATTGCGACCAGGATCGGCAATATAGAGGCCGACGATACCACCAGCCGTACCCGAGCTATTGCTATCGAGCACCGGGTACACGACCGCGCCGAAACCTGTGGTATCACTGACAACGATCGACGTTTCGCCGGGCATATAACCGCTTCCTGGCGCGCTGATCGCGTACCCTTTCAGGATGCCCGGCGCAAATGGGTCGTTCGGCCTGATCGGTGCTTTGGTGAAATCTGCGGTGATATTGCTGTCGGTGAAGCTGTTACCGTAGGCGTAGCCAGCGAACCCGAACTGCTCGCTCATCAGCGGTATCTTGTCGCCGTGTGCTGGCAACGCTTTCCACACTTTATAATAAGAGGCATCGGCCACGCCAACCCACAGCAGCGACACAGTGCCCTCGGTTACGCCGATATTGATACCAGGCGTGCTGACCATCGGAATGCTGGGAAGACTTTCGTCGCCATCCGTATCGATCGCGCTGACACAGTACATATACCGGGTTGTGATCGTAGGCGCTGGAGACACACCACTCGGTGCGGCGCTCACCGTGACACTCGACATCGTCGGCGCGGCGATCGATGGCAGCGAGGATATGTCGGCCAATGTCCAGTCATTGTCTGCCAGCCGCGTCAGCTTCTTCCTGGGGTAGCCGCGGCAGGTGATCCACATGACATCGGCGATCTGGACGTAGTGCAGCCCCAGCAGATCCGCCTCGAGGTACGGCGTCACGATCGAATAGGTCGCGCCGCCAGAAGTCTCGACAAACGCGGCATTGGACCCATTCGGATAGTGCGGTGTGCCTGGATTTTTGACAAAAATCAGTGTTCGATCTGTGAACACCAAAACGTAGGACTGCCCGACATCCGGCGAGAATTGCCACGGAACCAGCACGCAATAGCCACCAATAGTCGGATGGCCGATAAACTGCGTTCCGGGCCTGACAGTGGCCCCGCCCCGCGCGTCCACATAGAAGTTGCGCAGGACCGCACAGCCGCTGCCATACTTCTGAAGGTCTTGGCGGCCATAAAAGCCTGGAGCGACCTCGCCGGCGGCAAAACTATGCTGTGCAAGTGATACCGGGGCCTCACGATCGGGCACTAGTAGACACCTCCACCATCTTCAGTCTGCCAGCCATAGCCGTACCAGCCATGCCAGCCACCACTAGTGCGCGCCCTAATCCAGTCGGGCGTGTGATCTACTAGCGTCCAGCCTTCGTTGCCATCGCGCACACGGGCCTCGATCAGCGCATCATGGGCGATCTTCATCTGATCGACGCGGATTGCCCGTGCCTGCACTTTGTCCTCGATCAGCGGGATTGCCAAGCGTGCAGCAAGTGCCGCTGTGAAAGCGCGGCGGAACAGCGGGTCCCAGGCATCTGGGTACTGTACTAGGCCGGTGTAGACAAGCATCGCGCCCAGCTGATTGGTCGCGATAACTCGCGTGCTCTCAGGATTGTGTCCCTCGACCCGCTCCCAATCGCTCGCAATATCGTTCACCAGCGGAGCATCGGTTACAAGAAAAGGAGCTGGACGGTTCCATGCTGGTTGCGCGTGGAGGGGAGCACCACTCGCATCCAACGCATACGCGTCTAGCCCAAGTACCCATCGCGCATGTACGCAATCGTTCGGCCACTCGTACATATAGGCCCAGGGCAGCGGCACACTTCGATTAGTGTGGTACTGTCCGCAGCGGTCGCCACGCATGTCTATCTGTCGCTGACGGCGCGCGAAGTTCCAGGGTGCAGCGGCGAACATCGCCCTCAAAATAGGGTCGTAGGTACGGCGCGCTACAGTGCTTGCCTTGGACCCCTCATAGAGATCGCCTATTTCCTCGATGCCGATCTCGTCCAGCGCCTCGTTTACGATGTCTTCAGGCTGACTTGGCATCCTTCTGCTCCTGTTGATGCGGCTGCGGATGCCCCAGCGCGACCTCGAATTTCTTAGCCAAAGTGATTATCATCAACTCGGTAAAATCCTCGTACCAAATATCCGGGTTATGGGTGTGAACAATGCAAGTCAGTATCGGGGCTGGGTCATTACCAAGCAGGACGTATGTCTGGTCAGCACCAGTTTTGACCCGGAACCGCATCGCCCTCGGCCGCCACACCGGCAGTGTATGGGGGCGTGGCTTCAGCGCCAGTGGCACCAAGCACGTTTCCGGTTGCTCGTACTCGTAGAGCCACGGAAGGTCTGGGTACAGACCGGCTTCCCAGGGAGTTTGCTCGTCATAGCCAAGGGCGGGCGCGCTCTTAGTAAAAGTGAGCGCCACGTCCTCGCGTGCCCATTCCGGCTGGGTCCGCACCAGCAATGCGTCGCGTGTTTCGGCCCAGCAGTCGAGGGCGACACGCGAGGCGACACTGCCTTCCCAGATCGTGCCGACGTGGCGCTTGTAGCCGATCCGGTCGAGCGCCTGATTGATAATGCTCTCGATTGACATATCAACTGTCTCGCATCTTGCCGATCCCGGCGAACCCCAACGCCTCGTCCAGCTTGATCTTCGATGCCTCGATCCGGTTCTCGAGGGCAAAGGCCAAAGCGCTGGCAAGCATCCGAACGAAGCTCTGCCGGAAGATCGGGTCCCACAGACTTTCGATAGCAGGCTTGGTACACATGATCAGCACGATCTTTTCCGAGGTCATGATCTGCCGCGTATCAAGATCGCCTAAGATGTTCCATTCGACTGGGTGTGGATCAAGCTTGTCATCATCGTATCTTGCTGGAATCACCTGTCGAACGCGCAGCACATCCGCAGGGTATGCATAGGCGTAGGCCCAGGGCGGCACATCGTCCGAAAGCTCGACCGGCGTTATCGTGTTCAGGGAAAAGTCGTAGTCGCC